TTATGCATATACCTATATTCTTACACTTGACGGAACAAGTGGTATTATTACAGCAGGCGAGACTGCAACTCAGACTTTATCGAGTGGAATTACAGTTTCAGGAGAAGTTTCCAAGTGGTCTGACTCCGATCAGAAGTTACATCTAATTCATATCGACACGAGTGATGATAAGTATCATGAGTTTGTTACTGGTACAAATATTACAATCAGTGGTGGAGTATCGAGACAATCTGACTCTGCATATAATGTTTTAACTATAACAGAAAATAATTTAATATCTTCAAATGAACAGAACGACGACTTCGGTACTATCGGAGGAGACTTCCTAGACTTTAGTGAGAACAATCCATTTGGCGATCCGGAGAATAACTAATGTTTGGTACTCATTTTTATCATCAAAAAGTTCGAACATGTGTTGCTATCTTTGGCAAACTCTTTAATAACATATATGTTGTAAGACCGAATAGTCAAGTGAAAGTTCCACTTTCTTATGCTCCAAAACAAAAATTCCTTGAAAGAATAAGAGAAAATCCTGACCTCAGTGCAAACTCACAAGTTGCAATTAAACTTCCTCGTGCTTCTTTTGAAATAACTTCTTTTGCATATGATAACCAAAGGCAGTTAACGAAAATATCTAATTTTAATACAACTGGTTCTGCTATCACAAACAGACAAAAATTTTACTCACCAGTTCCATATACGATTAATTTTCAGTTAAATGTGTATGCTAAAAATCAAGATGATGCATTACAAATCGTTGAACAAATACTTCCCACTTTTAATCCTCAATATACTGTTACGATAAAACCTTTCAGTACAGAATATCCAGATTTTAAAGAAGACATACCAATCGTAATACAAGGAGTCAGTTTCGCAGATGATTTCGAAGGTGCGATGGAACAACGTAGAACTATCATTTATACACTCGATTTTGAAATGAAAGTAAGTTTTTATGGAGCAATAAATACTTCGGATATTATTAGAACAGCAAAAACAAATATATTCCAACAAGGTATTGGATTAAATGATTCGGATATACAATTATCAAGGATAGATACAACTCCTGATCCTATTTCGATTATAGGATTAGCAGATAGTGACTTTGGATTTACGAATACAATTACAATATTAAGTGACAGTGCATGACAAATGATGAAAAGAATATAAAATCAGATTACGAATATTCACGAGAGACTTATTACGATCTATTAGAAAAGGGAAGAAACTCTCTTGAAGATATGATCGAAGTTGCTCGCTCGTCCGAGCACCCACGTGCTTATGAAGTATTATCAGGAATGATTAAAAACTTATCAGACGTAAATGATAAGCTAATGGATTTGAATAAGAAAAACAAAGATATGAATAGAGAAGAAGTAAAACAAATCGCTTCTACTACAAATAATGTTTTTCTTGGATCGACTGCTGATTTGCAGAAGTTATTACAGAATGAGGATAATATAATTGATGTCACTCCTGAACCAAAATGAAACCTATCTCGGAAATCCTAGTGTCAAACGAGATGGTGTAGTTCAAGAGTGGACTCAAGATCTCGTAAAAGAATATGCATTGTGTATGAACAATGCTGAATATTTCGCAGAAAAATACTGTAAAGTAATATCACTCGATAAAGGTTTAGTTCCGTTTGAGCTATATCCTTATCAGAAAAAAATGTTCAATCAATTTCAGGAAAATCGTTTCAATGTCGTTCTCGCGTGTCGTCAATCAGGTAAATCAATTTCAGCCTGTGCGTTCCTCCTCTGGTTCGCGCTCTTTCACTCGGAAAAAACAGTTGCCGTCCTTGCGAACAAAGGTGCAACAGCAAGAGAGATGCTCTCAAGAATCACACTCATGCTTGAGAATATCCCCTTCTTCTTACAGCCAGGTACAAAGGCACTCAATAAAGGATCGTTGGAGTTTTCCAATAACTCTCGGATTATCGCTGCTGCTACATCTGGTAGTTCTATTCGTGGTCTTTCGGTCAACTTACTCTATCTCGATGAGTTTGCTTTTGTGGAGCGTGCTGCTGAGTTCTACACTTCTACTTATCCCGTGGTTTCTGCTGGTACCGACACCAAAATCATCGTTACCTCTACTGCAAATGGAATCGGAAACACTTTCTATAAGATCTGGGAAGGAGCAGTCCAAGGAATAAATGAATTTCATCCGTTTCGAGTTGATTGGTGGGATGTTCCTGGAAGAGACGATAAGTGGAAAGAACAGACGATTGCGAATACTTCTCAGTTACAATTCGATCAAGAGTTTGGTAATACATTTTTTGGAACAGGTGATACACTAATTAATGCCGAGACTCTAATGGGATTTAGAGCAATACCTTATAAAAAAACTCTCGAAGGTGGCGATTTTTTAATGTATGAAGAACCGATCAAAGGTCACGATTATATCATGACAGTTGATGTAAGTAAAGGAAGAGGTCAGGATTATTCTACTTTTAATTTGATCGATATTAGCGTTCGTCCGTTTGCACAGGTTGCTGTTTATCGCAATAACACTATCTCTCCTTTACTCTTCCCTAATATTATATATAAGTACGCAAAAGTCTACAACGAAGCATATGTAGTTATCGAATCAAATGATCAAGGAACTGTCGTTTGTAACGGTCTTTATCATGATCTTGAGTATGAAAACATACACCTCGAATCTGCAGTGAAAGCAAATGCAATCGGAATCGAAATAAATCGTAAGACAAAAAGACTTGGTTGTTCTGCGATCAAAGATATACTCGAAAACAATAAACTCAATATTGTTGACGAGAATACCATACTCGAAATATCTACCTTCGTGGCTCGAGGGCAATCATACGAAGCATCTGACGGAAACCACGATGACTTGATGATGAATCTCGTTATGTTTGGTTACTTTTCTTCTACGCAGTACTTTGGAGATATGACAGATATCAATCTCAAAGATATGTTATTTAATAAACAGATGAAAGAAATAGATGATGATCTTGTTCCATTTGGATTTATTGATGATGCTAGTGAAGAAATAGAAAGATTAGAAAATTCTGGAGGAACCGATTGGGCTGTAGAATATGACCCTAATTTCTAATTATTATAAATAATAGCAATATTGAAGATAACCGTATCATGAGAACATATAATTAGTAACCGAAAAGAAGGAAAAAGAAATGGCACTATTTACACCGTCCGAATCTCCTGCGGTTGTCGTCAAAGAAATAGATCTGACTGGCGGTGTGCCCAACGTCCAGTCAACTACAGGCGCATACGTAGGAAATTTTAGATGGGGTCCAGCAAACGAAAGAGTTTTAGTCACGAATGAGGCAGGACTCGTAGAAACTTTTGCATCCCCAGACGCTAGCAACAATCGTGATATCGATTTCGTTAGTGCAGCACAATTTTTAAGATATTCAAATTCACTTCAAGTTGTAAGAATGGTAACTTCTGCAGCTAAAAACGCATATTCTCTTACAAAACAACAATCTATAGATGCAGCTCTATCTGCACCTGATATAGAAAATGATTTAGAATTCGATAATGGTAAATCAGCTTTAGATTCAGATGGGCACACTTTCATAGCGAAATTCATGGGTGATCTCGGAAATGGTCTAAGGGTATCTATTTGCCCACCCGATTCTTCTGCATTTAGTGGGTGGTTGTATAAATCAAGTTTTGATGAACAGCCAGGAACGAGTACATATGCAACAAATAAAAACGCATCAAATGACGAAATACATCTTGCTGTCGTTGATTTAAATGGAGAATTTAGTGGAACAAAAGGAACAGTATTAGAAACATATCCATTTGTTTCTGTTGGCACCGATGCTAAAAATACTGATGGAACTACGAATTATGTGATCGATGTGGTTAATGAAAGATCAGAATATATCAAAATGGTAAATTTTGATTCTGATTATCAAGTAGTTTTAGCCGGAAGTACAATCGATAGTGGAGATGATTTCGATCCAGGACTCACCACAACAACTAACTATACTTTTGATAGTGGAGTTAATTCTGGAACATTAAGTACATCAGAATATGCAACTGGATTTGATTTTTTCAATGATAAAGATGTTGTAGAAGTAGATTTTTTAATTGCACCAAGTTTGGTTCTAACATCAGATCAATCAACTGTTGTTAATGATCTAGTAACAACTGCTCAATCACTAAGAAAAGATTGTATCGTTGTAGCATCTCCTGCTAGAAATGACATAGTCGGTAAGACAAATAGTACTTCAATTACAAATGGTATAGTCGTAACCGCAGATGCATATACTAAATCATCATATCTCACAATGGATGGAAACTTTTTGAAAATTTACGATAAGTATAATGATCAATATTTGCAAATACCTGCAGCATCTTCAACTGCTGGTATCATGGCAGCAACTGATCGTAATGCTGCTCCTTGGTTCTCACCTGCTGGTGGAAGACGAGGTCAATATCTTGGTGTAACATCAATTGATTATACACCAACTAAGTCTGAAAGAGACACTCTCTATAAAGCTGGTGTCAATCCTATCGCAAATATTCCTGGTCAGGGTATTGTTCTTTTCGGAGATAAAACTAAATTGGCAAGACCATCTGCGTTCGATCGTATTAATGTACGTCGACTTTTCCTTGTTCTTGAAAGAGCAATTAGTCGAGCAGCAGAATCTGTACTCTTTGAATTCAACGATGAATTTACAAGAGCAGAATTTGTCAATATTGTTGAGCCAGTATTGAGAGAAGTAAAAGGTCGTCGTGGTATTACAGACTTCCGTGTGGTTTGTGACGAAACAAATAACACTGCAGCAGTAGTCGATCGAAATGAATTTATCGCAAGTATCTTCATTAAGCCAGCTCGTTCAATTAACTATGTCACTCTGAACTTCGTAGCAGTCAGATCTGGCGTCGACTTCGAAGAAGTCGTAGGTACGGTATAAGGAGATAGAAAATGGCAGTACTTGGCGTAGATGATTTCAAAGCAAAGATTAGAGGTGGCGGTGCTCGTCCTAATCTTTTTCAAGCAACAATTAACTTTCCGACCTACGCAGGTGGTTCGGATGTAACAGAGACAACCTCATTTTTATGTGAAGCAGCTCAATTGCCAGGATCTACTCTTGGTTCAATAATTGTACCATTCCGTGGTAGACAGTTGAAAATGGCTGGTGATCGTACTTTTGATGTATGGACAGCAACTATCATTAACGATACGGATTTTAAAATTCGTAACGCAATGGAAACTTGGATGGCAGGTATGGGTCAACACTCAGAAAATGTTGGTCTAACAAATCCAATTTCGTATGAAGCAGATCTTCGTATCGCTCAACTTGATCGATCTGGTTCAAAAATTAAAGAATATATCTTTAATGGTGCGCATCCTACAGATCTTTCACCAATCGATGTTGCATATGCAACTACAGATGATATTGAAAGATTTACTGTTACATTCCAGTATCAATACTGGACTACAGTTGATGGAATTGCTAACTAATAAATATAATGAAGAGGGCGGGATCTTCGCCCTCTTTTTTCTAAAGGATTTATAAATGGCAGAAAACGATAGAAGTATTAAATTATTTGGTTTTGAAATTAAAAGGGCTCAGAGTGATGATCCTACTAAAAAACCTTCAATCGTACCAGCACGAGATGATGACGGTGCTGGATATGTAACTGCATCCGGAACTCATTACGGACAATATATTAATTTAGACGGTGACGACGCTAAAGATAATTATCAAATGATAATGAAGTATCGTGGCGTTTCAATGCATCCTGAAGTTGATGCGGCAATCGAAGATATCGTAAATGAAAGTATCTCAGGAAGTGAACTAAAACAACCTGTAGATATCAATTTAGATAACTTAGAAATAGCAGATAAAATTAAAAAAAATATAAAAGAAGAGTTTGATAATATCATCGGAATGATGAATTTCCATGATCTCGGCCATGACATTTTTCGTAGGTGGTATATAGACGGAAGACTTTATCATCATCTTGTAGTGAATGAATCAAATACAAAAGCAGGCATTCAAGAAATAAGACCAATTGATTCTGCTAAAATGCGCAAAGTGAAACAAGTAAAAAAGAAAAAAGATCCTGAAACTGGTGCGCAACTAATCGAAAAAGTAGAGGAATATTATATCTATCAAGAAAAACCAGGATCAACAAATTCTGGAATTAAAATGACGCTTGATTCTGTCTCTTATTGTACGTCTGGTTTACTCGATGAATCGCGAAAAAAAGTTGTATCATATCTACATAAAGCATTAAAACCTATCAATCAATTGAGAATGATGGAAGATGCGCTTGTTATTTACAGATTAGCGCGTGCACCCGAACGTCGTATGTTCTACATCGATGTAGGTAATTTACCTCGTGGTAAAGCAGAACAATACATGAAAGATATCATGGCTCGTTATCGTAACAAACTTGTATACGATGCTAAAACAGGTGAGATAAGAGATGATCGTAAACACCAGTCAATGATTGAAGATTTTTGGATTCCACGTCGTGAAGGTGGTAGAGGAACTGAAGTTACTTCTTTACCAGGCGGACAAAACCTCGGAGAGTTAGACGACGTAGTTTATTTCCAAAAAAGAATGTATCGTTCTCTTAATGTACCAATGGGTCGACTTGAACAAGAACAACAGTTTAGTCTTGGTAGATCTACTGAGATCGGTCGCGATGAACTGAAGTTCCAAAAGTTCATTGACAGACTTAGGAGAAGATTTGCTCATATGTTTTATGACATACTTCGTAAACAACTTATACTCAAAGGTGTTATAACTCAAGAAGACTGGGATACTATGAAAAATGATATAGTTGTGGAT